CCTTTGGGACGGTCTGAAAGCGCTTCCAGGATCTCAATGCGACCCTTATCGCGTTCCTTCTCTTCCTGAAGGCTCTTGATCAGCTTCAGAGACTCGTCAATCTTCATGTTCCACTTGTCAGATTGAATCTCCAGCTCCTTAGCGCGGGCATCAGCGCCCTTTTCCAGCTTCTCCAAACGGTCGTCGTTGGCTTCGCGCATCTTGGTTACAGCTTCGCCGAACTCGTCGATCTTTTCTAGTATTTCGTTAGCCATTGTTAAATATCCTCTTGAATGATTTTTCTAAATCCTGAAGGGCGATCTTTTCTCGGAAACTGGACATGCCAGCATCGATCTCGATCTCTTCAGGCGTTTTGATAGACTCCAAAATCACTTCTTCGTCCGGTTCTGGCTCCAAAATCGCTTCTTTGCCAAATAAGTTTGATACACAAGTTACAGCCAACTTGCGCGGCATCCCTTTTCTCTGGAGAAAGTTCTCAGCATCGCGCTTGAGGTATGCAATCTCTTCAAGAGTGGGGACGTATTCACCTGCTGCAGATAATCTTGTTTTGCTGTGTGTTACCTGCGCGAGTGGATTCATTGGAATAGAGACTATCGAAGTCTCGAGGAGATCGGCTTCTTTAATCAGCCTGATCCCATCCTCAAATTCCTGTTGTTTTGTAATGTATCCGATGGAAAGACCACTGACGGCTTTCATACCTAGAAGCGTGTGGACTTCGTTACCCAGATCGGTATCCGCTAGTACGCCTTTGACATAAAGGCCGTTTGCGTCCTCTTCCATTTCCAACCATTTGCCCGGTATCCTTCCGGGGTCATGCATCCATAACATCGCCGGGAGAGTGTTTTTCCCTTTATGGTCTGACAGGGTTTTGTTAAAAGCCCCATGCATAACGACATCATCGCCTAAGTCTTTATTGCCAAAAATAGACCCATAGCCCTCGAATTGCCGCTTGCTTAACGCTTTAATTTCAAGGTGGGTCGTCAGTTTATTACTCATAGTTGTGTCCTTTTGCATACAGCAAATCTAGTCTTCATCGGGATCTTCATTTATCAATTCATTCTGACGGCTTAAAGGCTCCTCGCCTTCTTTGATAAGATTGGCTGAATAATAATAATCTGTTCCCTTTCCGTCTGATTTCGGGTTTTTGCCTTCGATCTCCCGCCATTCGTCCTGACTGATTACACCATTCTGGAACTGTGTTTGGAGTCCTGACTGACGTTCATCAAAAGAAGCCCGCAAGACTGCATCCATGTTAAACCGGATAACAATTCCACTGTTTCGATCTTGCTCGGTTAAGAGATCCCTTTCCATCGATGCCTCGATAGATTTAACGTAAGGCATGATCACGTTCAGAGTGAAGTCTTTGTCCTGTTGTTCGACGTTGTTATAGTGGCCGTTCTCAAGATTACCGACAAGATGCGGGGGAACCCCCCAGGCACCTGCGATAACAGTCTGGTAAAACTTTCTTGTCTCTAAAAACTGTGCTTTGTCGTTCTCGATGTTCGGTGTGTTTAATTCCATCCCCACCGGCATAAGCATCGCTTTGTGCCTTTTATTTCCTTTGAAAGAATCCTGAAAGTCGTTGACAAATTTCTTCTCATCTTCCGGGGTTTTAAAGCCTTTCGACCCTTGCATGTATTTGAAGATCATCAAGGGCACAGCACCGTTGCCAAAGAACGTAGCTCCGTATTCCTCGCAAGCGATTTCCAAACCGATAGCGGTTTTAATATTCTCTACAGTCGAATCACCTTGAATAAAATCTCTTGCCGGTCCACGGATATAGTGGATCTTCTTCATAGGCCACTCTTGGGCCTTCTTTCTGAAAGTAACCTCGAAGGTATCCGGGTCACGTTTGATATCAACTTCACTCGGGGTGATCGGATCAAGCCTTCGGATCGGACCTGTAGCCCCCTGACCTTTAACCGCTATGAACCGATTATACCTCACTAAACATGAGGCCATATCTCCCAGGTAATCGACATAACTCTGGTATTCGTTGGGTGCTTTCAATAACTTTGCTACGGAATGGTTCGGCAGTTTTTCCTTGATCTCTCGGCCATCCTTCATGGAAGTCTGATAGATGTGGATCGGAGTAATGGAAATCCTCCGTGAGATCGCCGTGACCAGGGCCGTGACTGTGGGCGACTTCAAACAGGATTCGGGATTCACAGAAGTAACCGAACCCGACACGGCGGCCACTAATCTCTGCAAGACAGTCTCAAACTGTTGTTCTTTTTTAAACCATCTCATAACGAAATAAAGCTGCCTGTAATATATTCTTCTTCCGGATTCTCGGGCATGGCTCCGACGGCCATCGCAAGAGCGACCATGCCATCAATGCGCCCGGAAGACTTTTGTTTGGTAAACTTACGATTCCCCGCAGGGTCGGTTTGTATCCTGGCATTCGCGGCGCACATCGTTAGGACAGGATGATTGCCGTGTCTGATCTTCTTCGTAAGCAATAAAGATTCTAATTCCCGAAGCGCCGGAGACATGGATTTAAACCCCTGTCCGAAGTTTAAGAACTTCTCCATCTCCTCTTCACTGAACCCGGCTTTCTCTAACCATGGGGTTAGGTGTTTCATGTTCCACCGGTCGAAATTCAGCGCAATGACATTGCATTGATCGAAAATCTCTCTCAGCCGTTCGGCGACGTATTCATATTCAATCGATGGCCCTGGGGTCGTTTCCAGAAAACCTTGTTTGGCCCATACGTCATACGGCACCCGGTCGGCTTTGGACTTCTCTTTCAATCCGTCTTCAGGTAACCAGAAGATCGAGTGTGTATCCCATCCCTCATCCCACGAAGTCAGAACCAAAGCCGTGAGGTCGTGAGAGCTTGACAGGTCGAGTCCGGCATAGACGTCCCTTCCTTCAAAACTTTCAGGAAGTCCCCCGTTGTTCTGCCAAATCTGTTTCGAGACAAATGGATCCGCAGCTTCGACTCTCTGGTTTAAAACCAGATTCCGATAACTCGATTCACTGGAAGGCATCCGTTTTGCTGTATTAGCCTTTTCTAATACTTCTTCGGAGTTAAGAAAATCCCCATACGCCGGGTTAGCTTGTTTGATGGCTTCCTTTGAAAACGGATCTACCTCATCGTCTGCTGAATAGATACTGACTTTGACTTTTGGATCATGACCTGCTTTCGCATCATCAATCAGGATCGAAAGCAGATCGTTATCTGTCGGGGCTTGGGTGCTGATGATGATGGAAAGCGGATCATCATGCGCCCCCGACGAAGTTTCCAAAGCCTCGTATAAATCACTGTGTGGTCCTTTGACCTGTCCTAGTTCATCGTGGACCGTGAAGACCGAGGAGAGTCCATACGAGGTCGAGACCTCAGCCGACAGGGCTTTATAGACCGTTCCCCGTTCTCTGCAGAATAACTGTTTGGCCGAGTCCCTGACGATGACGTACTGATTCAGCGAGGGGGACATTCGGACGATCTTCGCTGCAAGAGCAAATAGGATCGCCGCCTGATCGCGAGACTGCGCATCGGAATAAAGCTGGCTATTTACTCTCGACTCCGGTCCGGCAAGGTGAAGAAGGAGAAGAAACGCCGCAAACGAGGTTTTCCCATTCTTCCGGCCAAAACTGATGATCATTCTCCGCGTGGGAGAATCATAGATTTTCCGTATCTCCGCTTTCTGCCAGGGTCTTAACCTAACCGGCTTCCCTACGTCCTTCCCGTCTGGAATGAAACAATGCGCTTCAATCCATTTGATATTGCGATCGCCTCTTACTCCCAAGGCTTTTTACCTGACGCAGCTTTCTTGTTTGCTGTCGCGGCCCTGTCTGGAGTGTATCGGGATTGTTGGGTGAGGCGCATAGATACCCCTAAAGTTTTTAGCTGTTTGGCGTAGAGGTCTTCACCCCTCATTAAATCCCTGGCGGCTTTGTCGGTTAAATCCATCGTATTCAAAATAACGGAGATATCCCGATGCCTCTCAGCGGCAACACAATAAGCCCTTAAAAGGGGGAAGGTGTCTGATTCGAACCACTCCGGGGGCTTGGTAGAGGTCACAGAGTTCCATATCTTGCGTTGGTATCGTGTTAAATCATCAGGGGCGTCGGGACGGACCGGGATGGAAACCGTGGCGAC